TGAAGATTGTTCATGGTAACAATGATTCAGGTGTGAACTCCAATTTGCGTATACTTGTCACCCAAAGTGACATTTTTCGCCTACCGGAGCGCGATGTTGCGTTCATTCGCATTCGCAATTTACCACCTGCAAAGGACATCACACAATTGTTCATGGAGGATTCTCTTAGGGGAACTCTTCAGGGAGCATATGTGGGCCGAAACGAAGATGGCTCAGTCTACCACAAGGTAGTTGAAGCACTTCGCAGGCAGGATGGGTACAGTTGCAAAGAACTGGCTACCCAAGCAGGCGCATTTTTCGGTAAAGTGCGTCAACCCACGCAGATAGGGGATTGTGGATCAGTACTACTTGCTAGTACTGGTTACGGTCCTGTTCTGCTGGGCTTGCATTTCCTAGGAAAAGGAGATGCTGTTGGTGTCACGATCGTTGATCAAAGCACCATCAAAAAAGGACTGGCGCACTTCAATGAGCCCCAAGTTCAAAGCTGTGAACCAAAGATCAGTGCACCAAGTGCGTCTCGAGAGTTAGGAGAACTATCGGAACGTGCAACAGTGCGCTGGTTAGAGGAAGGAACAGCAAATGTTTACGGATCCTTCAAGGGATTCAGAGCTTCACCCAGCTCAAGCGTCACACACACCATCATGTGTGATTCGATGCTCAAAAGAGGATACACTGTGAAGCACTCAGCTCCAGTGATGAGGGGTTGGCAACCTTGGAACATAGCGCTCCAAGACATGGTCAAACCCGTCACAATGATCAACACCGCCGTGCTAGCGAGTTGTGTGACATCTTTACGGCCTCGATTTTGAAGGCTCTCCCTCGTGGTGAGCTAGAAGAGATCATGGTCTATGACGATGTCACAACACTCAATGGTGCCCCCGGTGTAGCTTATGTTGATTCTGTCAACAGAGGCACAAGCGCAGGAGCCCCCTGGAAGAAGTCAAAGAAACATTTTTTGACAGCCACGGGGCCCATGCATGGATTACAGGATCCTGTTGTCGCTTCTCCCGAGATCATGACCCGTGTTGATGAAATCATCACCGGTTATGAAAACGGACAGCGGTACAGTCCTGTGTTCTGTGCTCATCTGAAAGATGAAGCTACCAAGTACGCTAAGATCAAATCAGGGAAAACTCGTGTTTTCACGGGTGCACCCTTTGATTGGTCTTTTGTTGTGCGAAAGTACCTCCTTTCAGTCATACGTTTGGTGCAGAAGAACAGGTTCGTTTTCGAATCTGGGCCTGGAACCAATTGTCACTCCACTCAGTGGGGTGAGATTCGTGACTACTTGACACAACACGGTGAGAATCGTATGGTGGCAGGTGATTACGCGTCATTTGACAAAAGCATGCCTCCGACAATCATCTTGGCAGCATTTGATGTTATCCGTAGTCTCTGTGAGGAGGCAGGTTACACAGCAGATGAGCTGAGGGTGGTTCAAGGCATAGCTGAAGATACTGCTTTTCCAGTAGTAGACTTCAATGGTGACCTCATGGAGTTCTATGGATCCAATCCATCAGGACATCCATTGACGGTCATCATCAATGGTCTAGCCAATGCTCTTTACATGCGCTACTGTTACGCGATTCTCAGTCCTACTGGGAATTGCGATGGCTTTAAGCAGCATGTATCTTTGATGACATATGGTGATGACAACATCATGGGTGTATCAACGGATGCTCCATTTTTCTCACACACTACCATCCAGGAAGTGTTGAGCAAAGTGGGCATTAAGTACACCATGGCCGACAAGGAGACAGCCTCGAAGCCATACATCCA